ATCTTTGTGAGGTTTATTCACAGGCAGTCAGAAGTGTTATTAAAGAAAGGGTAAGTAAATGAGTGCTGTTCCGCAATTAATAAAAGCATTAATTGATGATGCTGGTAATTCTGAAAGATCAAACCAATTAGAAGTAGGACCTTCAGAACTTGGAAGTTGTAAAAGGCAGATGTTCTATAAGTTAAATGGTCAGGGCATTACAAACCCGAACACATTTAAGATGGCAAGCATTTTGGGAACTGCTATTCATACACATATCCAAGAAGTAATTGATCGCCTTGACCCTAACGGCACACGATTTCTTACTGAGATGGAAATGAAAACTGATGAAATAAAAGGTCATATAGATTTATATGATCAGGAAACAAAAGAAGTTATTGATTGGAAAACTACAACCAAGAAAAACTTGGGATATTTTCCAAGCAAATCTCAACGCTGGCAGGTTCAAGTTTATGGTTATTTGCTTGAAGCAAATGGTTATAAAGTAGAAAATGTGTCTTTGGTTTGTATCCCAAGAGATGGAACTGAGGCGGATATTATTTACCATACTGAGGCATACGATAAAGTTGTTGCCCTTGAGGCACTTCAATGGCTAGACAATATTCGTGCCCTTGATCAAGTTCCTGAACCTGAGAAAGATCCTTCTTTCTGTAAAGGCTACTGTCCGTTTTACGATATAACTGGTAAGGCTGGGTGCATGGGTCGCCCAAAAGGAGATGGTAAGGACTTGCCAATGATCACAGATGAACTAATGGTGCTTGCCGCAAAAGAATATCTAAATGTTGGTATTGCAATTAAAGAGTTAGAAAAGAAACAAGATATGGCAAAGGCAACACTTGAAGGCACAAATGGTCAAACAGCCGATGGTATTAAAGTAACTTGGACAGAGGTTGCTGGTCGCTCAACTATTGATGAGGCTGAAGTGTTGAAATCACTTGGTTTTGTTCCAAAGAAAACAGGCAGAGAAACTTACCGCTTATCTGTAAAGGAGTAGTATGTGGAGAATACGAAATCCTTTTTATTGGGTTGAAATACCAAAAGAATTTACCAAAGTGGTTTGCGCTCATTGTGGCAGACCTTACGACCTAGCAATAAAAAACATAAGGGTAGTTAATTACTGCACCACTTGTAGATAGGAGAGGGTATGAGTTGGATTCGGCTAGATGATAACTTTCCCAACCACCCGAAAATTGTTGGCTTGTCTGATCAAGCCTTTAGGCTCTACATTTCGGGACTTTGCTATGCCTCTCATTATTTAACTGACGGGCTGATCATAGAACCTGTTTTGAAGCGGTTAGACGGGTATGAGTGGGTGCCTCAACTGGTAGAGGCTGGATTATGGTTAAAGGTAGATAAGGGCTGGCAGATCGCCTCGTACGGGGAGTATCAGACCCCTAAATCAGAGGTCGAAAAAGCCAAGCAAGCCAACCGAGAAAGGGTCAATAGATGGAAAGAGAAACAAAAAAGTAATGGCATTAATAATGAATTATTAACAGATCCACATACACATACAAATACACATACACATACACCTATAAATAAAGAGATGATGACGGAAGTTGAGATTCCTATTCCAAGAGTTAAAACAGCAAAAGAAGCCACAGAAAGGATAGTGCTTAAACTTTTAGAGGCTAGAAAAAACGGGATAAATGCTTGGAATTTGTCTAGGCTGGTAGAAGATGAGTGGGATAAACTTGAGCGTGCTGACGACATGGCTGGGGCTACGGCTCTGACTGTGTGGTATGTGTCTGAGTTACAAAGCAGAAAATTAGAAGCAGGAGAGATTGCGAGGATTGCTCAGTTGACTAAAAGATTTGGGCGGTTGGCTTTGCTGGCTATTGATAAAGCCTCAAGTAAAAACCTTGATGATCTCGTAAGTTACTCAATGGTAGTTGCTCAAGACATGTATGAAAAAGGCATTAAAAATGGCTGATGTAGGAGATTTGTTCCATGACCCTAACTATGAATCTATGACTTGCCAGTTTAATTGTGGATTTGTCTTATTTTTTCCACGAGGCGATGATGGTTTTGAGGTGTGGAACAGGATGCTCTTGCACAAGTTTAGAGGGTGCAAGAAAGATCAAAAGATTATTGAGCAAAACAAATGAACCTACCTTGCCCAAAACCTGAGTGTCTTTGTGATCATATTGATTGTGAAAATGGCTGGGAGATTGTAGAATATGAAGAGGTTTCCAGACATGGAGAAACCAAAAAGAAAGAAGGGGCAGTTCCCTGCCCCGTTTGCCTACCTGAAAGGGCGGCAATTTTTTATAAGGCTCAAACTAGCCAAGACTTACAAAGTCAATTACAGAAAAGGAGCACACCACAAGGAAGCAACGAGCCACGAACACGCATTTTGTGAGGAGAAAACATGAAGCGTAATCTAACTCTAGCAACTACGATGGGAGTCGCAGTTCTAATAGTTTTAGTACCAACGTCAGAGGCAGAAGCCCCTGTGGCTGATCAAGTTAAAATGACCCCGAAAGAATATGCTCAAAACGAGTTAAAACATAGAGGTTATTTAAGAAACAACTGGGAGTGCCTAGAGGCACTTTGGCAGAAAGAAAGTAACTGGAGACCTTTAGCAGACAACCCGAAAAGCACCGCTTTCGGAATTGCTCAAATGCTGGGTGAAGAATCTAAGGATTTTACTACTCAGATAGATAACGGGCTTCGTTATATCGAGCATCGCTATGGCAACCCGTGTAAAGCATGGGAAGCATGGAAAGAAAGAGATAAAAAAGGGGTGGGTTGGTACTAACATGATTGAGTTCTTTGTGGAAGGAAAACCTGTTCCACAAGGCTCTTTAGTGTTTATGAAAGGCAAACCAATACACGCAGGGGCAGATCGGCTTGCTACATGGCGAGCCGATATTGCTCGGCTGGGCAGAAATGCAGGATGCCAACCTTCTGAACGCCCAATAGCAATTTCTTTAATTTTTAATATGTTGAAACCTAAAACAGTAGATCGCAAAATGCCCACAGTTCCACCAGATCTGGATAAATTAATCCGAGCAGTTTTAGATGGTTTAACTGGTGTCGCTTACAAAGATGACGGTCAAGTGGTTAGAATAACTGCTGTAAAAATCTATGGTCAGAAGTTAGGTGTCCAGATTGGCATTATGGAGATATGAAAACAGCCCAGAACATTAGAGAGTTAGTAGGGGACTATCCAAGGTTGTGGGAGTTTATGGATGCCAAGTCACTTAATACTGAACGCTCATCTAAATACTCTAGGCGTTATCCATTATCTGTATCACTACTTAGCACAGCATTTGAGTTTCATAAATGGACACACTTAAACAGTAAATTAGTGTCTGAAGTTATAGCCATACGCCTACCATGTAATGTGCAACCAAGTGCCTCAGGACCTGACCCATTAGTAATTGCTCGCCTAATATGGCTTACCAAGGTATGGTCAAACCTTGAGGTTGTAGATAAAAACCTTGCTAAGACATTAGATGGGGAAGTTGATCATTGGTCATTAAAGATAAGGCAACGCCTTCAAGGCGCGGCACCATATAAGTATCTGTCAGGTGCTACTTGCCAGTATTGTGCAACCCGATCAGTTGTTCAATATGAAGATAGTTTAATGTGTATTAATGCTGAGTGCCGTGACCCTATGACGGGTGAGTGGCGAACTTGGCAAATGTAGCAGAGTTAAGAGCCTTAGTATTAAAAAGGTGCAAAGGCTATTGCGAGAAATGCGGTAAAGCCTTAAGTAATGATTTTGCCCTACACCACCGCAAGTTAAGGTCGGCTGGTGGCAAAGATGTAGTTGAGAACTTTCTAGCCTTGCACCATGAGTGCCACAATCTAGGCACTAAGTCTGTTCATTTGAACCCCAAAGACAGCATGGAAAAAGGGTATATAGTTTCAAGATATAGAGAACCTCAGGCGTGTCCTTTAATGCTTCCTGACGGCTCAAGTGTTATACTTACAGAGGAAGGCACTTATTTATTGATCAAGGAGGGCGAACATGGCTGGTGAAGCATTAATAGTAGTTACAGGTAATCTTGGTAATGACCCTGAGTTAAAGATTACAAATACAGGGAAAAACTTAGTTAGATTTTCGTTAGCAAACACCCCATCTCGGTTAGTCAATGGCTCATGGGAAAATGGGGATACCATGTGGTTTAGATGTGTTGCATGGGAAGAAGATGCGGCTTCTATTGCGGCTCATTACAAAAAAGGCGACAGAGTTAAAGTAGAAGGCAGTTTGAGCGAATCTTTTTGGGTAGATAAAGAAGGAGTAGAAAAGCGCTCGCTTGAAATAAATGTGGATTGGATTGGTCAGAAGCCACCTAAGACACCTAAGATGGTAATTCAAAATCCTGAAATAGTGCACCGCATGGATGATGACCCAATACCTGCTGACGACTTTCCGTGGTAAGACTTATGACCAAGTTTATATTTAACCGTTATTGGTTGATCATGGGGTTTAGTACATATTCATTTGGCATTGGTTTTAATATCGGCAGGTTTGGTGCTAGTTTTGAACTTGGGTTTATATGGATATCGCTAGAATGGTAGGCAAATGGCTGAAGGCAACGGTATAATTGATAGTGAAGTTGCCGCCATGCTTCTTGGTATAAGTAAAAATAACTTACGCCAGTTGGTATATCGGAAACTTCTTACCCCCATAGGTAAAAGCAGTAGGCGCAACACTTTCAAACTTCAAGAAGTTTTGGAGTTTCAGACACGCCGTCGTTCGGGTTGTCCAACGGAGTGAAAATGTGTTATGCTTTCTGCCAATGGGAGAGGTCTGCCCATCTACAAAACCCTTTCTGTAATGGGCAGACTTCTCTCGTTGTGAAGGTGTAGAAATGCGCTTAACTTTTGCGCTAGGTATGAACCCTTACCAAATAATTTTAATGAACGATCTTAAAGCACCAAACATTTTAGTTAGTTTTGCTTATTCAAAAATACTTGCTGATATTACTTACCACCCTGAGTATTTAATTTTAGATAGTGGTGCATTTACAGCATGGAATACAGGCAAGCAAGTAGATATAGATGCTTATGCAACATGGGCGCTCGCTAATCAACACAAAGCAAAAAAAGTTGTAGCTGTCAATTTAGATGTTATACCAGGAGAGGCAGGAAGAACCTCAACAAAAAAAGAACGAATAGAAGGTATGAAGCAGTCGTTGATCAATGCCGACTACTTGCGTTCTAAAGGGTTAGAGGTTATGGAAGTTTATCACCAAGATGAACCACAAGTTTTCTTGGATACACTTTTAGATAGATTACCTGTTGGTAGTATTCTTGGAATATCTCCGCGAAATGATGTATCACTTAAATCAAGAATTGAGTGGCAGAATTTAGTATTAAGACATTTATACCAACGTTATGGTTTTGAAAATTTACCAAAGACACATGGATTAGCAGTTACTGCATTAGACAGCATGAAGTCTTTTCCATATTACTCAGTAGATAGTTCAACATGGACAACCTCAATGAGATTTGGTCAATACATTACCGAGTGGGGCAAAGCAAAAAAACTTGACGCAATAATTCCAAAGTCAGGTGAATTAAATAGCAAGGAAGCAGTATTGGTTGGCTTAAGAAAATCTGTTGAGAGTTATGCTCATGTAGGCACAGGCATTACTTCTTTATGGGAACAACGAGGTGTAAAGTGGAAGGATTAAAATGAATTTAGAAGTGTCTTTACTTAAGATTAATAAAGTAGAACCTAATCCATGGAATCCAAATGTTCAAAATGAGCAACAATTTAACGCTGAAATAGAATCTATTTCTAACAATGGTTTTCTTGCACCAATTTTAGTTAGGGCTATTGATGATCATTACCAGATTATTGATGGTGAGCATAGATTAAAAGCATTAAAAGAAATTATTGAAAAGAAAATAGAAGGTAAAAGAAACGTTCCTGACTTAGTAAAGTTAGGTCAAATTCCCGCAATCGTCATAGATGTAGATGACGCGAATGCTAAAAAACTTACGATCATAATGAACGAGACACGGGGCAGGGCTGACTTTGCTAAGTTGGGAGCCTTGCTCGCTGAGATTAAAGTGGATTTGCCTGACGACCTTGCTGTGGGGTTACCATACACGGAAACTCAATTAAATGAATTAATGGAAATTGCCTCATTTAGTTGGGATGCTTTAGACACACCAATAACCACAAATGAATTTGAAGATGATGGTGAGGGTGGCGATTATAAAATTAGTGCAGTATTAAATCCTGAAACAGGATTAAAGTGGAAGTCAATGCTGTATGAAAACAAGAATGAGTTACCTACCGATACAAAACTTGCGGCAGGTGCTTTAATAACTAAACTTATTGCAAAGAGCGAAACGCTCTAAGCATAAGACGGGGTTCGTAGTCCGCCCCCGTTACCAAAACCAAGGAGAAACATGGAAAAGGCACAAGAAAGGCAACCAAAAGTAAATAGCGTTTGGATAGCCATTTTAATAGCAGTAACTGGAATCTATTTAGCCTCGACATTAATTGCTAATGTTGCTTCACTAAGAATTGTTGAAGTATTTGGTTGGTCATTAGATGCTGGCACATTAATCTATCCAATTACATTTACTCTACGAGATGTTATACACAAAGTAGCAGGTAGATCAGCCGCAAAAGTAGCAATTTTTGTTGGTGCATTTGTAAATCTGCTCATGGCAGGTTACTACTGGGTAGTAGCAAATCTATCCCCCGACATGGCTGTTGGTGAGCAAACAGAGTGGGTCAAGGTTCTAGGACCTCAATGGCGCATAGTCCTTGCATCTATCGTTGCCATGGTTATTGCTGAACTTATTGATACCGCCGTTTACTCAAAGTGGGTTCAAAGATTTGGTCAGAAATACCAATGGGGCAGAGTTTTATCTTCAAATGCTGTATCTTCACCGATTGATTCTTTAGTATTTGCCTTTATTGCATTTTATGGCTTAATGCCATTAAGTGTAGTTTTTGCAATATTCTGGTCAATGGTGTGGATTAAACTTGCTATTGCTGTGATCAGCCTTCCACTTATTTATGGAGTGCGACCAAAGCATGAGTGGACATTAGATGGTCAAATTCGTTAATGATTAAACAAGGCTTCCTTGCCTTAGTTGTGGGCATGGGATTGGGAGTATTAACTACATGGTTAAAACTTCCTCTCCCTGCTCCTACTTCTATTATTGGCATACTCGCAATCTTTGGAATATGGCTAGGTTATATGGTGACTACTCTGCTACTGTAAGGTTTTAAAGGGAAGGTAGAACTATGGAATCAAACCTTGAGCCTGTTCTAGTAAAACCGAAAAGGCGCAGAGCATCTTTACATGAAGTAATTGAAAAAGAAAGACGGGTCTTAGAATTAAGACTTGCCCATGTAAAGTGGGATGATATTGCTAAGGCTGTTGGATATGCTTCTAAAGGTGCCGCATACAATGCTTACGAAAGAGCATTAAAGCGGACACTTCAAGAACCTGCTGATGAGATCAGAACTCAAGAGCGAGAGCGATTAGATAGACTTGCACAATACTGGTTCCCAAGGGCACTTAATAAAAATGATCCAAATGCGGCACAGCAAGCCTCAGTAATGGTTCTTAAGATTATGGATAGACGAGCCAAGTATCTTGGTCTTGATGAAACAAAAGTAAAGCACGATGTAACTATCTATGAAGGCGGTAGTGAAATTGATCAGAGAGTTAAAGAGTTAGCACACCTTGTCGCTAGAAACAGAACTGACGCCAGCAGACTGGATGGTGGCATCTCGCCTACTTTGGCTTGAAGATGCTCGTGAGAACCAAATACCACCCGAAGGGGATTGGTTAACTTGGCTTATCATGTCTGGTCGTGGTTGGGGTAAAACTCGTACTGGGGCTGAGTGGATTGCTCACCATGCAATTACACAAGACAGAACTAGATGGGCTGTTGTCGCGCCTACATTTGCCGATGCTAGAGATACATGTGCTGAAGGTGAATCGGGTTTAATTAATATTCTGAATAGATACAAAGCACTTGCTAACTGGAATCGCTCAATAGGTGAAATTCTTTTAACCAATGGGTCAAGAATTAAATTGTTCTCGGCTGAAGAGCCTGACCGACTTAGAGGTCCTCAGCATCATGGGGCATGGTGTGATGAGTTAGCGGCATGGATAAGACCTGAGGCGTATGATCAATTACAGTTTGGATTACGCTTAGGCGAGCGCCCACAGACAGTTATAACCACAACTCCTAAACCTGTTCCATTACTAAAGAATTTATTAAAACGAGATAATGCAGTAATAACTAGAGGCTCAACCTATGAAAACAGAGCCAATCTTGCTTCTACTGCGCTCGCTGAACTTGAGGCAAGGTATGGAAATACTCGCCTTGGTCGGCAAGAACTTCAAGGTGAGTTACTTGAAGACATGGAAGGTGCACTTTGGACAAGGGCATGGATAGAAGATAAACGCCTTGAACCTAAAGACATGCCACCTCTATACCGCATAGTTGTAGCCATTGACCCAGCAGTTACTTCTAATGAAGATAGTGATGAAACTGGAATAGTTGTTGCAGGTGCAACATCTGAAGGGCACTTTTATGTGCTTGAAGATGCAACACTTAAAGCAACACCTGACGGTTGGGGTCGTAGGGCTGTTCAAGCCTTTAACGATTGGTCGGCTGATAAGATTATTGCTGAGACAAATAATGGCGGCGACATGATTATTGCAACCATCCAGCAAGTTGATAGATTAGTCCCTGTAAAGAAAGTTGTTGCCTCAAGGGGTAAGCAATTAAGGGCTGAGCCAATATCTGCATTATATGAGCAAGGCAGAGTTCACCATGTTGGTATGTTTTCTAAGTTAGAAGACCAGATGGTCACTTGGACACCAGAAAGCAGACAAAGTCCTGATAGGCTAGATGCCTTAGTCTGGGCATTAACAGAATTGAAAGATGGCTCAAGTTCTCAAGCAGTCCTTGCAAGCATGGCTACTATATGCCCAGCATGTAAGATGCCAAATAAAAAAACAGAAGTAATTTGTGTTTATTGTAATCAAGCGTTAGGAGAGAGTAGTGGCAGTAACTTATAACACCACTATTGATCAAGGGGCTGACTGGTTTATTACTTTTATTTATGAAAACCCAAACGGCACAGCAGTAAACATAACTGGTTATACCGCCGCATTACAGATTAGAACTTCACCATTAGCAAAAACTACTGTGTTGAGTTTAACTAATGGAAATGGTATAACTATTACAGGTGCAACAGGCACACTTGCTGTTCGTGCAACAGCGACACAAACTACAGCAATTACAAATGGTAAGTATGCCTATGACTTAGAAATTACTTCACCAGCAAATGTAGTAACCCGACTTGTTCAAGGAACAGTAGAAGTGAGCCCACAGGTGACCCGAACATGAGTGAAGTTGTAGTAGTTCAAGTAACTCAACCTGTGGTACGAGTAACTGCCCCTGGTCCTCAAGGACCTGCTGGTGCTTTTACTCCAAGCGATATCGCATACACTCACACACAAGCAGTATCTAGTGCTACTTGGACAATTAACCACAACCTAGGTTTTAACCCTGTTGCGGTTGTTTTAGATTCAGGTGGAACACAATGCGAAGGTTCAATAAGTTATCCAACAGTAAACCGAATGGTAATCACATTTACGGGCGCCTTTGCAGGTGTCGCGTACATAGTCTAGGAGAAAAAACATGGCAAGAAAATTCTTGGTCAGCATTGACCTTACTAAAAATGAATTACAGAATGCGGTAATTCAAAACCTCGCAACTGCACCTGCTACTCCTTCTGCTGGACAGATTTACTACAATACTGTAGATAACCAACTTTATATTTACAATGGCACACGGTGGGAAGTCGCTGGTAATGCTATTAGTTCAGGTTTGCTTGCTAACCGCCCTGCGGCTGGTTCAGTAGATGCAGGAACTATCTACTATGCAACAGATACATACTTATTTTATTACTCAGATGGTTCAACATGGACACAAACTAACGCCTTTGGCACAGTAACTGCTCAAACATCTTATGGTGCCTCAAGTGGTAATGGTTCAGCAACCACATACGCTCGGGCTGATCACACACACGGCACACCTGCCTTAGGCACAGCAACACCAAATGCTATTAGCGGTGCGGCTGGTTCAGCAGGTTCAGCAACTACACCTTCTAAAGAAGATCACACACACGCCTTTACCCCATCTCAAGATTTATCAATGGCTGGTTATAAACTAACAGCCTTAGGCACACCAACAGTCAGCACAGATGCGGCAAATAAGCAATATGTCGATGATGTAGCACAAGGACTTAATATCCATGCCGCCTCATATGCTGGCACAACTGCAAACTTAAATGCTACATATAGCAATGGTGCTAGCGGTGTTGGTGCAACACTAACAAACGCTGGAACTCAAGCGGCATTTACTACAGATGGCACTACACCTTCTCTCAATGCTCGTATTTTGGTCAAAAATCAAACCACACAATCTCAAAATGGTATCTATACCCTTACAACTATCGGTAGTGTTTCCACAAACTGGATTTTAACTCGTGCAACAGACTTCGACTCAGCCGCCGAAATTGCAGGTGGTGATTTTACTTTCGTTGATAACGGAACAACCCTTGCCAATACTGGTTGGGTCAACGTTGATGAAGTAACTACTGTTGGAACTGACCCTATTGTTTTCCAACAATTCTCAGGTGCAGGAACTTACACAGCATCTAATGGTGTATTGCTAACTGGTACAAACTTTACTTTTGCACCAAGAAGCGGTTATGGATTACAGACAGGCGCAAGTGGGGCTGAAATTAAACTTGCTACCACCTCAGGTCTTAACTTAAGTTCTGATCTTGCTGTCGGTGCAGGTAATGGTATTTCTGTATTAACTAATACTGTTGCTATTGATACTGCAGTCGTTGTTTCTAAATATAACGCAAATGTTGGAGATGGTTCAGCAACTTCATATACCATTACTCACAACTTAAACACTAGAGATGTCCAAGTAACTGTTTATGAAAGCACAGGTTCTTACGCTGAAGTAATTTGTGATGTAAACCATGCTACCGTTAATACAATTACTCTGCTATTCTCTGTCGCACCTACTCTAAATCAATATCGCGTAGTAGTCCAAGGCTAAGGAGGCTAAGCCAGTGGGTCTGCTAGATAGAATAGCAAGAGCCCTTGCGGTTGAAATTCAGAAAGCACCGAATTTACCAGCAGGGGCAGTAACTATGTCTGAACAAGACATGGTAAATCGTGCTGGCATTTATACCCAGCAATATGGTCAATCGGTATCGTTACCTCGCAACCCAATATGGCCGACAGTTCCTTTTACACCAGGTAACCCATTAATTCCGGGATCTATTAACCCTGTTCGTGAAGATGGTCGTGCTGACCCACGCCGTTATGAATATCAAACTGCTCAAAATATCAATATCACACCAACCCGATTGGTACCATTTACAACTTTACGCTCTGCGGCTGATCAAATTGATATTTTAAGAAGATGTGTTGAAGTAATTAAAGCAAAAATTACCAGTTATGACTGGGATATTGTTATGAGCCAAGATGCTTCTGAAAAAATATCATCTGAATCTGGTAAAGACCATGTAAGGGCGATGGCAGATGCTAGAACAAAATACACAGATGAAATTAACCGCCTTCGCCAGTTTTGGGAGCAACCTGATAAGTCAAACGGTTTAACTTTCAATGACTGGATTAATATAGCACTTGAAGAAATCCTAGTTTTAGATGCCTTTTCTATATGGCCTCAGCAGTCAGTAAGCGGTGATCTTTACGGATTACAGATACTAGATGGTTCAACAATTAAACCATTAATTGATGACCGTGGTATGCGCCCTGCGGCACCAAACCCTGCCTACCAGCAAATTCTGTTCGGCTTCCCACGTTCAGAATTTATGGCAAGCACAGATGGTGAAGATGCAGATGGTGAATTTACAGCAGATGAGTTAATTTACCTGATCAAGAACAGACGCTCTTGGACAGTTTATGGATTCTCACCTGTTGAGCGTGCCTTACCTATTGCAGACATTTATCTACGCCGTCAGCAATGGCTACGGGCTGAATATACCGATGGTGTATTGCCTGAGTTGTTATTTGAAACAGATGCTAACTTTGGTAATAATCCTGAATTGCTTAGAGCCTATGAAAATATCTTCAATGATGATCTTGCAGGACAAACAGCACAAAGAAAACGCGCTCGCATACTTCCTGCTGGATTCAAGCCTCAACAGTTTGACGGTTATGGTGAAAAATTCAAGTCAGAATTTGATAACTACCTGATCACAAGCATTTGCGGACACTTTGGTGTCTTGCCTTCAGAAATTGGCTTTAGTGGCTCAGGCTCATTAGGCGCAAGTGGATTGCAACAAGGCGAAACCTTATCAGGTGAGAGCATTGGTATTGCCCCTCTTGCTAATTGGCTGTCTAAGCAACTAACAAACATTTCTTATCTATATCTTGGCATGCCAAGAGAGTTAGAGTTTAAGATTCTATTTGAGAGCAAGATAGATACTGAGGCTGAGGCTCGTAAAGTAGATATTGAACTCAAAAATGGCGGTCGTACAGTCAATGAGGCAAGATCAAACATGGGATTACCATTACTTGATACACCTCAAGCCGATATGCCAATGCTATATTCTGGTAGTGGTTTATTCTTCCTAAGCCCAGATGGGATTATTGATGCGGCAACTGCGTCTGGCGCAAGCGCTCTTGCAGGTGAGGAAGCCACGCCCGTTGAGAACCAAGTTGAAATTGGTAGCACTCCTGCCCCTGAGGCTGGTGTTGCTGAGGCTGAGGCATTGGAATCTAAAGAAACAGTTGAAGAAGAAACAAGTGCAGTTGAGAAAGAGTTAAAAGTCTTCCTCAAGTGGGTTAGAAAAGGCAACCACAAGCGCAATTTTAACTTTGAGCATATTGAGGGTGATTATGCAGATGTCTTAAATAAGTATGTTTCTGTGGGTGACTTAGAAGCCGCACGTTGGTACGCTGAACGCTATCTTGGTATCTAATGAAACCGAATCGGGAGCGATTAAAGCGTCGCCTTGCCCTTCGGCACATAAGAGCAATTAGGAATGCTATCGTTGCCTCTGTGGATGTAAATTCAGTTACCGAAGCATGGTTTCAAGCACACCACCCCGATGTTGAGGGTGTGAGAGTAACTACAGCCCAAGCAAGAGATTGGGCGATGGTCAATGTTATTGTTGAAACAAAACCAATCCGAGATGTTTTAACTAGAATTTATGCAGATGCTTATGTCTTAGGTGAAGCAATAACAAATTATGAAATTGCTAAACTAATGATCAAAAAAGAACTTTCTCGTGATGAAGTGGCTCAAGCCCTAAGGACAAATTGGGCAAACTGGACACCAGGAAACAAACCAGCCGCATTATTAATGAGAAGACCAACAGCCTTAGATAGTTTAATATCTAGTGGTCGTTATACAAGTGATGAAATCACAAGAACCACAGTTAAAAGAATAGGCACAATACTTGCTGGTGCCCTTGAACAGGGATTAGCACCAAGCCAAGTATCTATCTTGCTTGATGAATTACTAGATGACCCAGTTAGGGCATTGACTATTGCTCAAACAGAGATGAGCAGATCAGTTGTTCAAGCCAGTAAAGAACTATACTTGGAATCAGGTGTAGAAATGGTTGAGTGGCTAGTTGCTGACCCATGTGATGAGTGCCAAGAAAACTACAACCAGTCACCGATACAAATTGGCGAACAATGGGTAAATGGTGACCCACCAGTTCACCCGAACTGCATGTGCGACATAGCACCGTATATTGTTGATACTAGAGAAATATCCTAAAGGAGAAAAAATGGCTTTCCAACACGTTAACGCATCTACTTTTACTACACCTACGGCTATCTTTACCGCGCCAACTGGTATTCCACGTCAAACTCCTATTAACATTCATAACGGTCATTCAGCGGCAATCTTTGTTGGTGACCAAACAATCGCTACTTCAGGCGCAACTATTGGTAGAACAATAGGCGCAAACGCAAATCAAGTTTTTTATGTAAATGGTGGAGATACTGTCTGGGCTATCTCAGCCGCGGCATCTGCAACAGGCGCAATCGTCATTACTTACTCAGCATAAGGAGAACCATGGAAAACCTAGCAACCACCTACGCTCAAATCGTCAAGACAAATAAAAATGATGATGGCACACTTACTGTCTATGGCAAAGCAACAGACGACAGCCTAGACATTGATCAACAAATTGCTGATGATGCTTGGTTAAGCCGTGCTATGCCAGAGTGGTTTATGACTGGTGGCAATATCAGAGAACAGCACAGCAATATCGCCGCAGGTGTGGCAAAAGAATATGAAGCAAAGTCAGATGGACATTACATCTCAGCCCTAGTAGTAGATCCTGTTTCTGTAAGAAAAGTAGAAACTGGTGTCCTCAAGGGCTTCTCAATCGGAATTCGGGCACCTAGAGTTGTCCGAGATACAAAGGCGGTCAATGGAAGAATTATTGACGGTCAAATTGTAGAAGTAAGCCTAGTAGATCGCCCAGCAAATCCTAACTGCCAGTTAGTATTGGCTAAGTCTGTTGAAGGTGAAACTTCGTTAGTGAAAGTAGAGGAACTAGTGGAAACGACCATAGAAAAAGAAATGCACGAAACAGAAATGCCTATGAACGGTGAAGCAAAGTCAGTTCCTTCACGCGAAGAAATGACTGAGCGCTATGCCATGGCAAAAAGAGCATTTGACGAATGTAAGTCAATGTGCAAAGAATACGGTTATGACGATATTGAAAAACAATACGGCGAAAGTGCTGAACAAGAAACTGCTGAAGGTCCTGCTGGTAGTGGGGCTGAGCATGAACTTGGTGAAGCAAAGAAAGAAATTGTAGTAGAAGATAATTCAATGGCTGATAAGTCATTAGATGCACATAAGTGCCTTGAGTGCGGTTGCGATCAACCTGCTAATGCTCATGGTCGTACTGATGTATCAACAGCAACAATGATCAGCCCAACAGAAACACCAAAGTCAGTAGATACTATTGTGCCACCTTCAACTATTGAAGTGTTGCCATCTGTAACTGAAGAAACAATCGAAGAATTCGTTGAGGTTGAACCCGAAACGAGTAAGTCCCTGCTCGCTGATACTGACTTAAACAGTATCATTGAGAAAGCCGTAAAGAGTGCTATGAAGTCGGTAGAAAAAGAAGTTGCTACGTTGAAATCCGCAAACGAGGCGGTAGAGAACAAGGCTAACCAATTAGAAACTGAACTAGCAACGGCAAAATCTCTCGCAAGAGGTGGCGGTCCTAAACGATCTGCCATAGCGACAGGCGAAAAACAACTATCCGAGTGGAAAGCAAAGGCTGATATTTATCTAGCCAAAGCATCTGCCACTACCGACAAGGTTCTAGCAAAAGGTTACCGCGAAATGGCAAAAGATTTTCTTGCTAAAGCGAATACCCCAGCAGAATCTAAGTAACTCTTTACTAGAAAGATAAAAATGGAAAACTTAAAAGCATCTGACCTCTACGGAGAGTCAAATCCTAAAGTTGCCGCAGAGCGCCATGAAGAGTTCGTTGGTGAATTGAGTAAGTCACTCTCATCACCTCGTTCTTTTGTAAATGGACAAATGGGTCAAGACCCAACTGCACAACTAGAAGCACTTGCTTCAAACAAGAGCCTTACTCCTGAAGTTCTAGGCTCACTACAAAATGCTTTAGCAACACAACGCACAGTAAGTGCTGATATTGCTAAAGAAATTACTCTGACTACACCTCTAGCATCTTCCTTCGCGGCATTTGACCTTGAGGCACCAGCAAAACTATTAACACCACGCCCAACCCCACTTCGCAACAAGATTCCGCGTAAGAAGGGTGTTGGAACTTCACACCGTATCAAAGTTATCTCAGGATACACTGGTACTGGTACTGGAGGACAAGGAAACATCTGGCCTGGTATTACTGAGACAACTCAGAATAACTTCTCTCCTGGTTCTGCTAACCCACTTTGGTTAGAGCGCGGACCTCAGATTTCCTACAATGCGTTCGATGTAGTGTTCCCTTACAACTCATATTCACTATCTGATCAGGTGTCTTTTGATGCTAACTTCTCAGGTATGGGTTACCAAGACCTACGTCAACTTTCTTCAACCTCAACACTTTACGCAACAATGTTGATGGAAGAAAGAATGATGCTATTCGCACGCGGAACAGCCTCACCTTATGTCGGTGCACTATCAGCACCAACAGGTATCGTTGCTTCTTCACCAGTTGCAGGAGCAGGTCAAACTGCTCTAGCCGCAGGTGCTTACTATATCTATATCACAGCAAACGCTGGTATCTCAGGTTCAGGATTCGGTGAGTCAATCGTTTCTGCAGTAGCCGCAGAAACAATCGCCGCTGGTGATGTTCTTAATCTAACATGGACAGCAGTATCAGGTGCTATTGGTTACAATATCTACGTTGGAACTGCAACAGGAACAGCAAACTGCAAGTTCGTTGGTGTATCTCAAGGTAATTCTTGCGTTATCCAAGGAGCCGCCGCAACTAACCTAGTAGGCGATAACTTTGCTTTCTCAACAAGTGGAGCCGCCGCATCTCGCGCAAACGCAGACACTTCTGCCTATGCAACAGGATATGACGGAATTCTTCCAACTGTTCTAGGTGCTAACTCAGGTTTCAACAATAACCGTAATGGTGCCGCATTTAGCACATCTAATCCGGGCGTTGAATACCAGACAGTATTCTACAATCTTTACAATTCTGTAAAGGCTGATCCAGATGAGATCTTGATCAACGGTGCAGACCGCAAGCAACTATCTGATTCTATTAAGAACGGTTCAACAGCGAACTATCGTTTGAACCTTACTCAAACAGAAACAGGCGATTACGTTGGTGGTGCAACTATCGGTGCTCTCAATAACGAGATTACTGGTAAGATGGTTCCACTTACAGTTCACCCATGGTTGCAACAAGGCGTAAGCCCTGTTCTATCCTATACATTGCCAATTCCAGACACAGAAGTTTCTGACGTTTGGTCTGTCTTCAATGTTCAGGACTATATGGGCGTTCAATGGCCTGTAACTCAATTTACTTATGATTTCTCAACCTATTTCCGTGGAACTTTCCTATGCTACGCACCAGCGTGGAACGGTGCAGTTTCTGGAATCGGCAACGTTTAATCTAAGATAGTTAGATAAGTGGTGCATCATATAACGGGTGCACCACTTACTAATAAATTACTATGACTGATAATCAAATAGTTTTATACATTTGTATTTCTTGCAATAGAGCAAGGCGTGGCAACAAAAACGAGAATTTCGTATGTGATGTCTGCAAGAGTACTGACTACACAATTTGGGAGGGCTTCCAAAATGCCGAAGATGATTCCACCGCAGGGCTTGAAAGAGATAGCAGTCAGGACTGAACGCGGTACTAAAATTTATAAAGCAGACCGAAGTGGTTTGATCAATGTAGAAAATCCAAAGCATGCTAAACAAATGAAGCATGAAGGTATTGGTGAGGCAGGACTTACTGGAAGCGCATCTGCTGGGGCTGGCTATACCTGTTCCCAATGTGGATTTGGTTCATGGTTTAAGAAATGCTCAAGGTGTGGGCATACAAACGAGAGAATAGAAATGGACGGGTCAAGTGGCTAGTGCAATAAATCCAACAACGCAACAGTTCTCGACACCTTACTTGACTGCTAATGAATATCGTAATGCTCCGACTGCTATTGATATTGATAATCTCGTATTTAATTCTACTGATCCCGATGTCCAAGATAGCGAATTAGTAAATGTTATTGCCCGTGCTTCATCATGGGTAGATACTTATTGCAACCAAGTTCTTGGTGCAACAGAGGAAACAGAAACACAACGCTCTCGTATTAGAGGTGATGGAACAATCCGTTTCCACCCAAGGTATAGTCCTATTATTGCTCTTACTAACATTGAGTATGGCAACTATCCAAATAATCTAATTACAGCCTCAGACCCTTCTGTCTGCTGGCTTGAAAACTCAGAAGTTATCTTTCCATACGCTGGATTAAATAATGTGATGACCTCTCAAGGTCCTATTGCCTTTGGTTTCCCAAGCGGACAAGGCACAGAAGTATTTTTGAAATACACTTACATAAATGGATACGCAAATACTGTTACTGCAACAACTGAAACTGCTGGTGATACAAGTATTCTAGTTGCAAGCGGTAAAGGCATTACTGCTGGATTAGAATTAAAGATTTATGACGGTATGTATTCTGAAACTGTTAGAGTTGCAAGCACATATACTTTTGGTTCAACAACTGTTCCACTAACTTATGCGCTCGCCTACAATCATGCGGCTGGTGTGTCTATATCAGCCTTGCCACCTTCAGTTAAACAAGCAACAATTCTTGCCACAACTGCTATGCTTAAAGTCCGTGGTGATAACTCGCTAGTAATGGGCGTTGGCACACTTCCATCTCAAGGTATAGCAGGTAATCAAAATATCGGTGACGATATGGCGATGGCTATGGATTTACTAAAGCCCTTCCGCAGAATTAGGTAGTCAAATGAGCCGTAGAGTAGTCAGAGATGCGATTACGACTTGGATATCATCTGCACAGATAACTACCCTTAACCAAGTTTTTAATTCATTTCCAAAACGCATTAACTTCCAAGTCAATAGTTTTCCTGGTCAAAACAATAGAGCCGCATGTGTGGTGTTTATTGAAAGTGAGACAGAAAGCCGTGTCGCTATTGGTGGTGTCCAATCTGACGGAACTGGTCTAGGTTGGAAGCGTGTAGATTATTCCATAGCCCTTCAGGTATTCCATCACTCACTTGAACGAAATGCTGAAGATGCTATGACCGCCTTTGATCAATTAATTGATAGCATAAAAGAACGACTAAGAAATGGCTTCCATGAACTGGGTGAAAATGACCCCACTAGAATATGGCAAGCCGCAGAACCAGCAATAGATGTCCAATACGGGGAACCACTAACTAGCGAAGGTGGCGCAACTGAAACTTGGGCGGCTTTACGATTTACCGTAACTCAAATGATACAGAACTAGGAGAATACCAATGCCTCGTTACGAATATACTGGTGAGGGTGAGAGAGTAATTCCTGATCTCAGCCTTATCGTTAATAAGGGCGACACTTTTGACGCTCCCGATGGTTTCAAGGCTTCGGGTGTTCAACTAGTGTCATCTAAAACCGCACCTGCGGTTGAGAAAGACAAAAAGGAATTACCAAAAGAAGAAGTCAAACCGTCTGCCCCGTCAGACATTAGCGCAGGAGCGTGAATAAATGGCTAACGCCCAACCATCCGTAAGAAGTTACCTCGGCATTGCTAAAGAGGTAACCCCAGCAACACCAGTTGACGCAACAAACTTTATTCCTATTAATAAAGATGCGTTCAAACCTGTTGATATTATCAACCCACTTTACGATACAGGTCTTCGTGGGTCAATGGCAGAAAACTACACCTACATCCAAGGTCGCCGTCATACTGAAATTGATTTAGGCGGTCCTGTTTTTGCAGATACCGTTGGATATTGGGTAGGTGGAATTCTTGGCTCAGTAGCAACTAGTGGTGCAACAGCCCCTTATACTCATGTGATCAGCCTTAAAAATGCAACTGCTATCGGTGCAGATGCACAACCAACTTCTTTTACATTAGAAGATATGTATGTTGCCAACAATCGCTACTACCCTGGTTGCAAGGTTACTGACTTTACTATGACCTTCAACTCAGATGGTATGTTGGAATATACAACTAAGTTAATGGGTCACCCATCTACAACTACTGCAGTTACAGCCCCTACATTTAGCACAGTTACACCTACTCCAGTATGGCGTGGTACTGTGTCTATTGGCGGTGCAACTATTGGTTATTCAACCACAGGTTCAGTCACTATGACCCGTAAGGCTGAGGCAATCTTTGGTATTAATACTGCTCAAGGTCCTTACGAGATTTTTGTTGGTGCATTAGATTCAACAGCCAACTTTACTTTCGTCATGGAAAATGATGATGAACTAACTCGCTTTTTGAATAACACTCAACCAGCCTTAGACCTAACATGGGCGCAAGGTGCTGGTGCTTCTGCAACTTATGTTTCTTTCAACATTAATAAAGGTGCATACACAACTGCGGTTATTGATCGTAGTGCTGATTATGTAACTATTGCTGTTGATGTAAACGCGATTGCTAACACAACTAATGCTGGATCCACAGGTGGTTTTGCACCTATTAAGTGGTCCTTACAGAATGCTCTGCCTTCTGGTACATACCAGTAGTCAGTAGCCTAAGACGCAAGAGAGGGGTGTATCAGATGCGTGGCGTTGCCTTCCCGCCATTGCTCCGCCCCTCTTTTGCCCATATACTATGAAGGCAAACCTAGGGAAGGAATACCATGGCACAAAATGAAACAACTAGTGAGAAAACTATTACCCTACCAAGTGGGGCGACAGTTACTTTCAGAGATCCAAAGACATTAAGAGTTAAAGACCGCAGAAAAGTATTGGCTAATGCAAGTAAAGAAGAAGGCTTAATGCAAGCCCTGTCTATTGTAGATGGGTTAATTGCTATCTTGGTCAAAGAGTGGTCATTTGAATTTCCACCACCGTCAATAAAGATTTCTGTATTAGGTGAATTAACAATGCCTGACTACGACATGCTTTCAGAAGAGGCTGGTAAGGCTCAGGAGATTCTATTTCCAAACCTAACTAAGTCAGATGCAACAGAGAGCGACCCCGATAGCCCTTTCGGAGACTCCAACGCTTAAAATGGGTACTTGAAGGTCAGCAAAGGCATGAAAGTTTTGAGTATCCTGATCAGGAATACTTTTACTATGTAGCCGCAGAAAAATTTGGTTGGACACCTACTCAGGTAGATAACCAACCAGCCTATTTAATGGATTGGTTGGTTTCTATTGCTATGGTTGTTGATGAAGTGAAAGCAAAAAAACAATGATACCAAATAACTTGAAGTTAGTTAAAAACAGTTGGAACAATTTGACCAACAGCGTCAATGTAAGTGCTGAGATGGCTCGTAATGAGATGATGACTTCACTTATTCAACTATCCAAGAACCAAATTCAAGGTAGGCGTAAAGAGGGTGAGAAGGCTACGGCTGGACAACCACCAAAAAACAGGACAGGTAATTTAAGGCGTTCTATTATTGGTAAGAAATACACTTCAGGTTTTGGCACATATAACGCAATAGTAGGACCGACTATGGTTTATGCTCGGGCTGTTGAATTAGGTGGAGAATATGCACCTAGATCATGGCATGGAACATCTGCTATGAAGGGTTTTCCATATATGGAACCTGCTTACCGCAAATTCCAACAAGTTGTCGCACCTCAAATTGTGGCTAAGTATTTTACGAGAGGACTATAAATGGGCGGTTTTCTTCCACCAGTAGTTTTACTCATTGAGGCTAACGCTAAGCAAGCAATTGCTGAGATGGGTAAAGTTAATACTCAACTTACCGCTATGGAAGCAAAGGCTCTTAAGGCTGGAAAGTCAATCTCGTTATTCAATAAAACTGCTGTGATCGGAACGGCTGTTCTAAAAGGTTTTGCGCTCGCCTTTACTGCACTTGGCGCAATCGGTGTAAAGTCATTAATGGACATAGAAAAGTCCTATAACCGACTAGGTCAAGCCATGTCTAACCAAGGGCTGGCAACTAAAGAAAATTTACAGGCAACTTCTGAACTTGTTGATAGTTACGAGAGCCTAGGCTTCGGTTCTGAAAAAGCCGCAGATGCTATGACTGTCTTAGTTACTGCAACAGGTGATCTTACTAAAAGTCAAAACTTACTAGCCATCTCAGCCAACCTTGCAAGGGCTCAAAGCACTTCTATGGAAGATGCGGCAAGAGCATTGGTTAGAGCCCAAGGTGGGGCAGTTCGTTTATTTACTCAATTTGGTATTAAGTTAGATGCTACAAAGCCAAAGGCTGAGGCTGTTGCTGAGGCTATGGGCAAACTAGAAGCACGCCTTAAAGGTCAGGCAGATGCTTATGCAAAGACAACTGCTGGACAACTTGCAATTCTTAAAGAAGGTTTTGGTGACTTGGCTGAGGCTGTTGGTGGTCCTGTTCTTGTTGCACTTAATAAATTTATAGCAGGCATTAATAAAACAGGTAAGTTTTTAGCAGATAACCAAGCAATTCTTTTTGGTGTTGCAACAGTAATCGTTGGTGTAATGATTCCAGCAGTAGTTACTTTAACTAAAAAGTTATGGCTTAACGCCGCCGCATGGATGGCGGCAAATGCCCCACTTCTTTTAATAGTTGGATCTATTGCCGCTGTTGGTGCCGCATTTGTCTGGGCATGGAATAAGTTTGACTGGTTCCGTAAAGGTTTTGCTACTGGCTTACAGCAAATGGTTAAAGGTATTGGTTATTTAGTTAAAGCCTTTGCTCAAGTAGCCGAAGGCATGATCAAATTTTTCTTAAAACCTTTTCAACTATTATTGCAAGGTTTATCTAAACTTCCTAAAGTTGGTAAGTATGCTCAAACAGCCCTTGACTTTTTAGATAAAGGCATTGAAGGTGTTGGCAATACTATTGATAGTGCTGGAAATAAAATAGTTGATTTTGGTGAAGGGCTTTACGACCTATCTAATAAAAAGATAGACATTAACTTTTCTTTACCTCAAATTAAAGATTTTGGTAATGGTGTTCCTGACTTAACTGAAGATGTGGAAGCAGTTTCTGAGGCTCTACTTCAAGCACGACAAGATGCTGAGGACTTTAGATTAAAGATGGTTGCTGTTGCAACCAACATCTCAGACAAATGGAAAAGTTTAGTTGGCAAAGACATAAATGATTCTATTCGTTTTGCATTACTTGACCCTGTTGATCAATTAATCGAGAAGTCAAAGACATTAGTAACTTCCTATGATCAGGCAGTAAGTAAATTTACTTCTGCAAACGCTCAATTAACTTCTGCTCAAAGAGCCTATGAGAATGCTATAAAGGGAACAGACAAGGCTCTTATTGCAAGTGCTGATGCGGCACTAAAACGAGCAAGAGCAAATGTTGAAGCAGTTAGTGGCAACATTGAAAATGCTTTAGATAACATTAAAGAATTGCAAAATGAGTTAGTTAATTCTATTGCGAGCGCCTATAAAGAAATTGATGATTTACAAAAACAGCGTGCCAAAGTTACTCAAGATGCCAATAAAGAAGAAACAAAATTAACTAAAGACCACCTTGCTGACCTTGCTGAAATCCGCAAAGATTATGATACTAAAGTTGCTCAGGCTCAGAAAGATGCTGGAAAAAGAACCGCTGAGATAGTTAAGCAGTCTGTTGATCAATTACGAGGTATCTATCGCTCTGCAACACAAAAAAGCATTGGTGATATTTTTGCAGGTCTTACATTTGAGGGTAAGTATCTAAAAGGTGGTACAACTGACGCATTAATCAATGCTCTTGGTTTGCAATTAAGCAAAGCAAATGTCTTAGCAGATGATGCCGCAAAACTTTCAGGCTTAGGTTTTACTCAGACATTTATTGAACAGGTTGTAGCACAAGGACCAGATGTTGGTCATCAACTTGCTCAAACAATTATTAATAGCACACCTGAATCGGTAAAAAGATTACAGGAATACTGGTCAGCACTTGAGAAACAATCTCAGCATGGTGTGGATAGTGTTGCAGAACAACTTAACTCAACCATGGTATTGGCAACTGAAGAATTAACAACCCAACTTGCTCAGGTTGGCAAGGACTTAAATGATCAACTTGCTCTATATGCAACAGAATTAACTACTGCAACTGCTAAGGCTGTTGCAACATATAATGAACAATTAAAGCAAATTCGTGATGAAACAGCATCTACTATTGCACAAATTGACGGACAGATTTCTGCCTTAAATTCAAAGATTGCTCAAATGAGAGCCGCATTAGCCGCATTGGCAAATGTCCAAGCACCTACTCCTGTGGTGTCGGCCTATGTTCCAAGTCAGGCTGAAGTAGCCGCACAGGCTGTTGCTGATCTAAGTAAAACTAAAGGTTTAACAAACATTAGTGCGGCTGTAAATACTGCGGCAAGTGCTGGTGCGAGTGCTGGTGATGTTGCTCGTGCTATGGCAGATGCTTTAATGGCAGACAAATCTGCAACTAAAGCACTTGGTGGTGTGGCTGGTGTGGCTTCTACTGCACGATATACAGGTCAGGCAATTCAGTATTACCAGCAACAGCAAGCGGCAGGTAATAACATTACCGTTAATGCTCAGACAAATGCTTCGCCTCTACAAATTGCGGCTGAAGTAGGTTGGGCTGTTAGAACTTCAAGTGATGTTCAATACCGTGTAGGAGCAAGATAATGCCAGTTGCCTCATTAGTTAATTATCGTTTTGCGTTTAATGACTTTGAGTTTGGTGGCGGTAATTCTGTCTATCAAATTATGACCATAGATGGATTAGAAGATTTACCTGTTATCCGTAACCAAGATGATAACCGTGGTTACCAAGATGGTATGTGGACTGGTCGAGATTTTCTTTCAGGTCGTATGCTTACTTTTACTATTACTGTTCGTGGTGATACTAACTACAATATGAATTACTATCTTGATTTGCTTCAGGCTAATCTTGTGCCACAGCAACAAGGAACTGGATTACTACAATTCCAACTACCAGGTTCTGATCTTCAAAGAATAGATGCCCGTGTTCGGCGCCGTGCTATTCAAATTAATACAGATTATTCTTCAGGTATGGCAACTGCAATCTATGAGTTCTTTTGCCCTGACCCACGCTACTATGATGATGAAGAAAAAAGCACAGATTTAATTAATGCAACTGCTGTGGCAGGTCGTACATATAACCGAGTTTATACAGCAACCGCAACTAACCCTGCTAATCCTGATCAGACTGGTATGAGTTATGGTGGTGGTGCAGGTGCGCCTAACTTGATCACAAATGACGGATGGACAACAACCTACCCGTTAATTACTATTCAAGGTCCTGCGATCAATCCAAAGATAACTGATGTAACTGCTGGTGCTTTCTTGCTTATTGATGCCACTATTGGTACTAATGATCAGTTAGTTTTGAACACCGATTACCGCACAGTTACGCTTAACGGGATAAACCGAAGGGCTTTATTGAACAACTCAAGCACTTGGTTTGCGGCTCCGCCCGGAACTTCATACTATACTTTTACCGCTACTGGAACAGACGGAAACACCGCCTGTGTCGTAACTTGGCGGAATGCTTACATTTAGGAGACATAAATGGCACTAAGAACACCACCGAGTTGGCTACAAAATGGTTCTCACCCTGCTGAGAATGATCGTCTTACCACAACTGGAATTTTGTGGAAAAGTCAAGGTGTTGCCGACTATGGTTCTATGGTTGTTGCACAATCTGCAACTCCTGGTATGTCTGTTCAAGTTGCGGCTGGTCATGCTTTAATTGCAGGAACTCAAACTGCAACTCAAGGTTTTTATATTGCATACAATGATGGTGCTACAACTATTGCTATTGCAACAGCCAACCCAACTAATCCTCGCATTGATCGTATTGTGGTTGCTGTTCAAGATGCTTTTTATGGTGGAACAGCAAACAACCAAGTTCTTTTCCAAGCAGTAACTGGCACACCTGCTTCAAGCCCTGTTGCCCCTGCCGCACCTTCTAACTCAATTACTCTTGCCTATGTTGCAGTAGCCGCAGGTGCTACATCTATTACAAACGCAAACATTACAGATTTACGCACAAGAGCCGAATTAACAGAAACAATAATATCTGCATCGGCTACTGCTACAAATACTTTAGCACTAGAAGGTATTGCAGGACAGACAGGTAAAGCACTTCGGGTTAATGATTCTACAGGAACTCAGAAGTTTGCTGTGGCTGTTGATGGAACACTTACTTTCCAAGATGGTTCAACTCAAAATACTGCCGCTGTCTATGACCCAAACTTTACAGTTAATACTCAATCTGGAACAACTTATACTTTGGTCGCAGGTGATGCTCAAAAACTTGTTACTTTGTCTAACGCGAGCGCAATTACTTTAACTGTTGCCTCAAATGCAACACAGGCTCTACCTGTTGGAACTCAAGTTACTATTTCTCAGTTTGGAGTAGGGCAAGTAACCGTTGTGGGAGCCTCATCACCTAACCCAGTAACTATAAATGCTACTCCTGGTCTTAAATTAAGAACTCAATACTCATCTGCAACCCTTATTCAAGTTTCTACCAATAACTGGCTATTAGTTGGAGATCTCAGCGCATGAGTAGATTGGCATTAACCCCTACAAATGTTCCAGCAAGTGCAACAGCCTTAACTTATCCAACACTTAGAACTGGTGATCTTTACTTTAATACTTCAACAGGTTTAATGGTTTATGATGGCTCAGCATGGACAGCCGTAAGTTCTGGCAGTACACTAACCATGGTAGATGCTGGTGTATTTGATGGAATAGCCCCGTATAATGGTGGTAACGCAACCACTACCGCAGATCAGACAGTAAATGGAGGAACTCCGTAATGGCAGTCGTAACCCAAATTCAAGTCCGTAGAGGCACCGCTTCTCAATGGACTTCTGCTAACCCAACCCTTGCCTCAGGTGAGTGGGGTTTTGAAACAGACACAGGCAAAGTTAAAATTGGTGATGGCACAACTGCTTGGACATCTTTAGCATACATTGGTGGCGGTGATGTAACTTTAACTGGCACACAGACACTTACAAATAAAACTTTAACTGCACCAATTATTACTATTGCTACAAACGCCCAAGCCGCATCTTATACTTTAGTCCTAACTGATCAGAGCGATCTTGTTGAAATAAACAACGCTTCTGCTAATACTTTAACTGTTCCACTTAACTCATCTGTTGCGTTTCCAGTTGGAACAACTATTACTATTCTTCAAACAGGGGCAGGTCAAACAACTATTACGCCTACTGGCGGTGTAACTATTAATGGAACTCCGGGCTTAAAACTTCGCGCCCAATGGTCATCTGCTACATTGATCAAGCGTGCAGAAAATACTTGGGTTGCTATTGGAGATCTGAGCGCCTAATGACTAGAATAATTAGCATCGTTGGTGGTTTGCAACCTTCAACGCCAACCATTGGAACAGCAACAGCAGGAGAGGCTTCTGCATCTGTTGCTTTTACTGCCTCATCATATATTGGTAAAGGCACAATTACTTATACTGCTACATCTAGTCCTGGTGGTTTTACTGGCACAAGTGCAACTTCACCGATTACAGTTTCAGGTTTAACTAATGGAACAGCCTATACTTTTACAGTAACAGGAACTACCAATTATGGGGTTACATCTTTAACTTCAGGTTCATCTAATTCAATTACACCAGCAGTTGCTGATGCTGGCGTTATGTTCCCTCTAGGTTCTATTGCTGTAGGTTCTGCTGGTACTTCTTCAATTACATTTACTTCAATACCTTCAACTTATAAACATCTACAAATAAGATATAGTGCTTTTACTAATAGATCTGGTGCAGGTCTTGATGACTTCAATATGCGGATCAATGCAGATACTGGCTCTAACTATTCAACGCATAGGTTGTATGGCAACGGCTCAACAGCAACTGGTGATGCTACTGCTGTTTCAGGTAGTTCGATGATAGGTATATCTTATTGTGGAACAACTGTTGCAAATTATCCAGGAAGTGCTGTTATTGATTTTCTTGATTATGCCAACACAAATAAAGCCAAAGTCGTTAGATCATTTAGTGGAATTGATGTAAACGGAACAGTCAGCGGGGTTCCAGGTTATATCTTTTTAACTGGAGGTGCTTGGTATAATACTTCAGCACTCACATCTATAACACTTTTTTCTAATAATGGTGCAACCATTACGCAAAACAGTCAGTTTTCTTTGTATGGAATTAAGGGAGCATAAATGAGTACCTATACGCCCATAGCCTCAGCAGTAATTACTGGCACTCCTACTTCATTTACTTTCAGTAATATTCCATTAGGTTATACTGATTTAATTGTAATTATAAATGGTACTTCATCTGACTTAGGTGCAATTTATGCTTACTTTAATAACATATCTGGCACTACAAATTATAGTGGCACAATTTTGAGTGGCGGTAGCGGTACTGCTAGCAGTTTTAGACAAACAGATTTAGATGCTTTTCTTGTTGGAATAACCGATGGCACAAGAGCCATGGCAAAAATTGAAATTATGAATTATTCAAATACTGCAACATTTAAGAGCATATTATCTCGTGGTGGAGTTACAACTTTCGCAACAAGAGCGTTTGCTAGTTTATGGAGAAGCACTCAGGCAGTTAATTCAATTACTTTTTATACTGGTGGAACAACTTTTGGTGCAGGAACAACTTTTAACATCTACGGTATTGTTGCAGGTTCTCCTAAAGCATTAGGTGGAAACAATGTAACTACAGATGGAACTTATTGGTATCACACATTTACATCTTCAGGTGTATTTACTCCTTCTACTGCTTTAACTGCTGACTATCTAGTAGTTGCTGGTGGCGGTTCAGGTGGTAGAGAAAATTATGGTACAGGTATTGGTGGCGGTGGTGGTGCAGGTGGTTTGCGTTGCACAGTTACTGCAACAGGTGGTGGTGGAAGTTTAGAATCACCTTTATCACTTACTTCTAATACTGCTTACACAGTAACTGTCGGTGCTGGTGCAACAGCCCGAACTAGTGGTGCTCCTGGTGGTAATGGTTCAAATTCAACATTTAGCACTATAACTTCTATTGGCGGTGGTGGTGGTGCTGGTGGTACTCCAGACTATACATCTGCTGGACAAGTTGGTGGCTCAGGCGGTGGTGGTGAAGGTGCTTCAGGATTTAATGCTGGTGGTGCAGGAACTGCTAATCAAGGTTTTGCTGGCGGTAATTCTATTGGTGGCTCAGGTGGCGGAACTGGCGGCGGCGGTGGTGCAGGTGAAGCAGGAAATACCAATGGTGGTGCACAAGGCGGAGATGGTGTAGCAACTTCTATCTCAGGTTCATCTGTTACTTATGCAGGTGGTGGCGGTGGTGCATTATATGGAACAGCATCAGCAGGTGGTGCAGGTGGTGGCGGAGCAGGTGCTAATTATGGTGTTACTGCTGGCATTAATGGAAGTGTAAATACTGGTGGCGGTGGTGGCGGTGGTTCCAATGGTGCCCCTACTGCTAGTGGTGCTGGCGGTTCAGGTATTGTGATCATTCGGTATGCGGTTTAAAGGAGATAGATAATGCCTAACATGGAATTAATCCAAGCAGTAACAGTTGGTGCTGGTGGGTCAGCCAACATTACTTTTACTTCTATTCCACAAACTTATACTGACTTAGTTTTAGTAGCCTCAATCCGTAATAGCACAAACCAAGATTGGGCATTTATTAAGTTTAATAATTCTGATCTTTATTATGGGGCAATATTATTGGCTAAAGGAGACAGTAGCGCTTTTTCTACAAGTCCTACTAGTGCTCAATATGTTTTTGCTGGCATGAACCCTTCTTATGCAAGTTCTGCTAATTCTTTTGCGAGCAATGAAATTTATATCTCAAACTATGCAAGTTCAACAATTAAACCATTTTTATCTATAGGCGTTGGTGAAAGTAATCAAACTGGTTCCGTTGCAGGTATTAGCGTTAATCTCCGAAATGATTCTGCGGCTATAAGTCAAATAGATTTATACTGGGGTAATGGAGTTTTTGTTCAATACTCAACTGCTTATTTATATGGTGTAACTTCTGCGGCTGTTGGCGCACAAGCAACTGGTGGAGTAATAAGTCAAGATGCTACTTATTGGTATCATACTTTTAATTCATCTGGAGTATTTACTCCAACCTCAACCGTTGTTGCTGATGTTTTAGTAGCGGCTGGTGGTGGCGGTGGTGGTTATGATCGAGGTGGCGGCGGCGGCGGTGGCGGACTTGTTTATGCCTCTACTCAAACTTTAACAGGAGCCAAAACTGTTACTATTGGTGCTGGTGGTGCTGGTGCAAGTAGTGGTGTTCAAGGTTCAAACGGGGGCAATACTTCATTTACAGGTTTAACAACTGCAACAGGTGGTGGCGGTGGCGGTTCTTATAGTAGTTCTTATACAGACGGATTGAATGGTGGTTGTGGTGGCGGTGGTGGCTCTTGGAATAACAACAACACATTTTTAGGTGGAACTGGAACTCAAGGTTTTAATGGTGGAACTGGTGCCATAGTTTCTAGTTATGCTTATTGGCCAGGTGGTGGCGGTGGCATGGGTGGTGTAGGAGCAAACGGTGCTACAGGTCGTAATAGTGGTGGTATTTCAGGTGGTTTAGGCGTAACTTACTTTAATACAAACTATTGTGCTGGTGGCGGTGCTGGAACTGAATCTCAAAATGGGTTTGGTCGTAGCGGTGGTGCATCTGCTGGTAATGGTTTTGCTATTGGTAGTTATATGAACGGACTTGCTAACCAAGGCGGTGGCGGTGGTGGCGGTGGTACTGGCGGTAATGGCGGTTCAGGTGTAGTAGTAGTAAGATACGCGAAATAAGGAGAAACATGGCACACTTTGCAGAAATAGATAGTGATGGAACTGTACTTAGAGTTCTAGTAGTAGCAGATGACCAAGAACATAGAGGTCAAGATTTTCTTGCTAATGATTTAGGACTTGGTGGCACTTGGGTTCAAACATCTTATAACCACCGCACACGCAAACAATTTGCTGGCATTGGGTTTAAGTATGATGCTAGTGCAGATGTATTTATTGCACCACAGCCTTTTGCTTCATGGACATTAGATGATAACCATGACTGGCAACCACCTGTTGCTAAACCAAATGATGATCAACTTTATACATGGAATGAAACCAAAAAGAAATGGGAGATCGTAAATGTCGCTGAATAAAATTGTAGTAGATTGTGCCAAAGGCACTCAAACTATTGTGCCATTAACAGCACAAGAAATTGCAGAGCGTGATCAATTAAGTGCAAAACTAGCACAAGAAAAAGCCGAGGCTGAGGCTGAGGCTGAAGCACTTGCTGAGTTAAAAGCATCTGCTAAAGCAAAACTTATTGCTGGCGAAGCACTAACAGATGAAGAAGCCTCAGCAATAGTAATTTAATGGCTTTCCGAGATGGCAATTGCTCAACTGAACCAACTCGTACTATTGATGATCAAATAGATGAGGCAGAATTTCTGCCACTATAAGGGGGCGAAATGGCTACTCAATACAGGTATCTTTTTGCTGACCTAATTACAAACGATATCTTGGCAGAACTTCCATTAACCAATGTAAGTTTTACTCAAACACTTAACACACCAGGTTCTTTTTCAGGAACTATTCTTGGTTCAGATATTAATGAAACAGGATACGACATAACAGGAAGCACAATTCCTGGTCGCACTGCTATCTATGTAGATCGAGATGGTGTGCTTATATGGGGTGGAATTATATGGCTAAGGACTTGGGATACTGATTCTCAACACTTTAGTTTTCAAGCCCGTGAGTTTGGCTCATATTTTGAACGGCGCCGTATTACAGATAACTTTATGGATGGCGACCAAGCCTTAGTTTATGAAAATGAAGATCAATTATTTATTGCCCAAGACTTATTGACCTTAGCACAAGATCTTGCTGGTGGTGATATTGGTGTCGTTGTTCCTAACAATGTGTCGGGCATAGATGTAACTCGTGTCTATTACGCTTACGAGTTCAAAGATGTCTGGGGTGCAATTAAAGATTTATCTAATCAACAAGATGGTTTTGACTTTAACATAGATGTCGCTTACGACACAAACCTAGAGCCTAGAAAATACGCTCAAACAGCCTACCCATATCGCGGTATTACTTTTAATGCCAACAATGCTGATGCTTTAGTATTTGAGTTTCCGGGCAATATAGTTGCCTACGAATGGCCTGATGATGGCTCAGTAGTTGCTAATAAAATGTATGGTGTGGGTCCTCAATCTAATGAGGCAAAAATTGTTGCTGTTGCAACAGCCCCAACAGATCAAATTGCGGCAGGTTATCCACTACTTGAAGACACAGTTTCTTATACTGATCAATACGACCCAACAATTTTATACCAGCAGACATTAGGTGAAGTCACAGCAAAGCAAGTGCCTGTGGTTACTCCAAAGATAGTTATACCAGCCTACGCCTCACCAGTTCTTGGTTCATATAAAACAGGTGATGAGTGCTTACTTAGAATTACAGATGATCGCTTTCCAAATAATGGTAGCGGTTTTGGCTTATCTCAAGTTTATAGAATAGTTGCTATCTCTGTTCAACCTGGTGAAGATGGTCCTGAACGAGTAACTTTAACTCTTACTGACCCAACGACAACCTAGGGACAAAGATGCCATTTATTAACTTACCACCTGTAATCTCAGAAATGTTTTGGGACTTAGACAGGCGTATTAGATCACTTGAAACAGCCTACCGATTTAATGCACCTTCATTAGATTTTACTACTGACTTGCCTACTAACCCACGAGAAGGCGACATGTATTTTGCAACAAACATTGGTCAATTAGTTTACTATAACGGAACTGCTTGGCATAAATTAAACCAATCCTCTTACACACCATAAGGAACAACTATGAACATATCTGACTGGACAGCAGTCATTTCTGCCACACTTGGCTTACTAGGATTTATCTGGGCAATCCATAGATTTACAACTAAAGCCATGGTCAAAGATTACTTGTCTGAACTTAAGCCCAACGGTGGCTCAAGTGTAAAAGATAAAGTTAATGATATTGACGCCAAAGTAAAAAAATTAGAAACTCGTGTTGATCAAATTTACTTTTTAATTATTACAGATAAGAATGCTAAGTAAAAGATTACTTGCTTTACTACTAATTGTTCCATTACTCTCATCTTGTGGATACCAAGGTTGGGTACGCTATCCGTGCCAAGAGGTTGCTAATTGGGAAAACCAAGAATGCAAGCACCCCGATTGTGATGTTACTGGAACTTGTCCAGAAGACCTACTTCCAGAGGTATTTGAAAATGAACCGTAAAAGATTTACACCTGAAGAATTACATGCAAGATTAATAGTTACTATTGGCATTATTTTAGCAACTGTCTTTGCACTTTCTGTGCTGTCTTTACTATGGGCATTGGTGTTCGTAACTCAACCTATGAAGCAAGCGCCTAATGACGCTCAATTTATTGACCTAGTTTCTACCCTTACAGTCTTTTTAACTGGCACATTATCAGGTATAGTTAGTGCTAACGGGTTGAAGTCAAAACCAAAACCAGTTGAACAGGAAGGGCAAAAAGATGAGCCAAAGAAGTGAGTTTGTAGTTGTTGCACAAAAAGAAGTTGGCACAGTAGAAGGACCAAAAGACAATGAAACCAAATACGGGGCATTTACTAAAGCAAATTTCTTGCCTTGGTGTGGTTCATTTGTTATGTGGTGCGCTAATCAAGTCGGGTTAAAGATACCTAATTGTGTATCTACTCAAGCAGGTGCTAAAGCCTTTAAGGATAAAGGACTATGGCAGGATGCTGAAACAGCCACACCGCAAGAAGGAGATATTGCTTTCTTTGACTTTCCAAATGATAATTTAGACAGAATTAGTCATGTTGGTATTGTGGTCAAAGATAATGGAGATGGCACAGTAACGACCATTGAAGGAAACACCGCCGCAGATAAAAAGGGTGATCAGCGTAATGGTGGGGAGTGCTGTGTTAAAGTTAGAGCCTTCAAGAAGAGCAACGGGGGCAAGTTAAGAAAATCTCAAACCGTGTCCATAGTCGGATTCGGCAAGCCTAAGTTCAAGGAGTAAAAATGAATAGTAAAAAACTTCAAGCATTACTTGCTTCATACAGCCGCAGTTTTATTGTTGCGGTATCAACAGCCTATGCCATGGGCGAAATGAATATCAAAAACCTAATTTTGGCTGGTGCTGTTGCAACAGTCGGACCAGCAATTCGTGCTATTAATCCTAAAGATGCTTCTTTCGGTCTAATTGCTGATCTTGCAGATGTTGAGATCAACAAGTTAGTTAAGGCTGATCAAAAAAAGAAAGCAACAAAGAAAAAGGCATAAGTGGGATTACTAGAAGACCTCAAGAACGAGGCTAACTTCCCGACTACACGCAAGGCTCTTTGTTCTGTCTGTTCCTTATTACAAGGACTACCAAAGGCAGAAATGACCTTGCTACAAGAACGATTTGACGACAAACTTGTTAGCCATATCGCTCTTGCTAAAGTGCTAAGAAATAATGGTCATGCAATATCTGATAGTGTAATTGGACGTCACCGACGGAAGGTCTGTGCTGGTGTCGTTAGAAGATGATTTAATAAAACTTGCTCAGGAATCCAATCCTGAAATAGCAGAGTTGCGTAAGGCACTTGTTCGTGCTCAAAAACAATTACAGCAATCTAAGCAAAGAACTGATGAATTAGTTGAGGCAACAATCCAAGCCTCACGAGATTCAATTATTGCATTAGGACCAATACCAGCCACCCCTTCACCTAACCTTGATAAAAGGAAAACAGGTGTAGAGGTGGCTCTTTGGCATTTAACGGACTGGCAAGGTGCAAAGAAAACTATTACTTACAATAGTGAAGTAATGAGAAAACGGGTATTAGAATTTTGTAAGAAAGCAATAAGAATTACAGATATCCAACGGGCTGATCATCCAGTTAAAGATGTGACTATTATGTTCGGGGGCGACATGGTAGAGGGTCTGTTTAACTTTCCAACTCAAGCCTTTGAAATTGATGCCACACTATTTGAGCAGTATGTAACTGTGTCTAAACTTCTTGTAGAAGTTGTCCAGTATGCCCTTGCAAACTACGAGAAAGTATATGTAGTATCTGAGTGGGGAAACCACGGCAGAATAGGCTCTAAGCGTGATAATGTTCCACGCTCAGATAACTTTGACCGCATGTGTTATGAATTATCTAGACAGTTATTAAAGGGTGAAAAAAGATTAATCTGGAACGATAGTCCTGAAGACATCCAACGGGTTGAGATTGGTAACTATAAGGCGTTACTAATTCACGGAGATGAGGTAGGTAGAAATGGTTTTGCAAGCCCAGCAACAATCGTCCAGCACGTCAATAGATGGAGAAGCGGAAGTTATCCGTGGGACTTCAGAGATGTCTATATCGGTCACTACCACACGCACGCAGAGTGGGCACTCGCAAATGGTCAAGGTTCGGTATACCAAACAGGATCCACAGAATCTGATAACAGGTACGCAGGAGTTATGCTTGCGGCAACTGCTACTCCTTCTCAACGACTTCACTTCATTGACCCGATCAAAGGCAGAGTAACTGCTGGGTATAAAGTTTGGTTAGATTAATCTGCTAAACTAACTCAATGAAAGCAAAAGATTTTCTTAAACAAGCAGAAAAAACATTAAATGAAGATCGCCATGATCAGTACGGGTCATTTGAATATAACTTAGAACAATGTGCCAAGATGTGGGAAGGCTATGCTGAAACCCCATTAGATGCCATTGATGTTGCACTTATGATGGCAATTTTTAAGATAAATAGAATTAGAGCAAACAAAAAACATTTAGATAGTTATGTGGATGCCTTAGCCTATATTGCTGGTGCGGCTGAAATTAGTCAGGCTGGTTCTGCTTCCTCATCTTCATCTTCGTCATCATAATCATCAGCAGTATTATAAATTGCCATTATGTCTATGTCTGCGGCTTTCGCTTGAGCAATTGCTGAACCAACTAGTATTGCGGCACGGTTAATTAAGTCGGTCATACCATCTGGATAAACTTGATCAGTTTCTATCTCAACATGGAGTGCACCGATATCTACATTAACGGAAGCGTGTGCCATAACCCTATTTTACTACCTTTTCCAAAAAAACAACCCCCTCCGAAGAGGGGGTCATTTTTAATGTGTCCTAGCCTAGAAGCGTTAGAGCCTTTGCCTTCAGGTCATCAGTTGCCCCAGTAAGGATACGCTCAGCCCGAGCCTTATCTCGGTCAGCCCCACGAACAGGTGAGAACCAATCTGCATACTCAGCAACTGCATTATAAGCCGCCCACTTAGTACCAGCGATATTCATTTGAGTAGGTGCTGTCCAAAGGCTCAACAGATCATCTCTCTTATTAGTCATTTTAGTAACACCTGAAGCCTTGAACTCATCAGAAATTGGAAACAGGTCATTGACTAATTTCTCAAATTGTGTATCGGTAAAGTCTTGATCAACAAGGCGTTTTACTTCTTGTGAGAAAGCATCTTCATAGGTATAAACCAAACCAAGAACTTCCTTAGCCTGAGCAACCTTACCTGTTGCGCTCGCTGTATGGCGTAGGTTAATTTTAGATACTGCCTGAGCCAAACCAAGGCGAACTGTATTTGTGCAGACTACCCGAATAGGAGTTACTGCAACTGTGAAAGATTGGCTTCCATCATGTGAGTTGGTTGCCATAATAAACATTTTATGAGTATCAATGCCATTAGCAAGTTTTAATTCTTCTGGCATTTGAACAGCCATGAATACCTGACGCCCACCTTTAATTGAGCCAGCAGTTTCAAAAATTGCACCTGACTGATCAACAAGATTATTTAGAAAAGAAAAAGCATCTTTGTTTTGGATTGGTACATACCGACTACCAACTACACCAAGGGCAGACATGCCTGTCTTTGGGTGGTTGCGGTAAGTAATAAATTTGTCCTCAACAGTTAAGACTTTGCCATCTACAACAGCCCCAACAGGATTTTCTGAGACAGTAACCTCAGAATCTAATTGAGCCAACTCAAGTGCTTCTTCTGCTGTAAAGGCACGCTTAGTAATTGTGCCAAGTTTGTGCCATGCTTCTTCACGAGAAGCAAAGGCGGTTGTGCCATCTTCAAATTGCTCTAATTGATGAGCCATTTTTAACCCTTTCTGTAATGTAAGCATCTGCCTACACCACAATAATAAGATGGATAATAAAACAAATGCAACCACATAAAGACAAAAACCCCTACTATTTTATTAGTAGAGGTAATTGCCAGCACTCATACTGGATTTTCCAGTACAGTCTGATCATCATACATTATAAAATAAAAAAGCCCCCGATTTCTCGGGGGCAATTTTTTTATGTTTATTTACGCTTTACATATACATAACGAACACGATAAACATTTAGATATTCACGAGCATAAACACGAGCAACTTTCTCAGCAAAATCTTTATTTGGTGCAACAAAATCTAGGCGTAGAGAGTTATCATACTTATATGTCCATACTAACTCGTTAAATTTGCGAGTAATATCTTCTTGGTATGAAGCAATCTTGTTCTCTGCCATTGCTGTATCATGGCTCTTAGCCCAGTGAATAAAATCTTCTACTTTGGCTGTTGCCTCTTGCATTAACTCAGATGCTACATCTGCTGGAACTTCTTTTAACTCAAATGTTGCCTCATACTTTTTGTTATTCAAAACAACCATTGCTTGAATAAAGTCAGGCTTAAATGCCATTTCTGCTATTACTGGTGAAACTGTTGCTGTAGTCATTTTAGTACCCTTTCTTACTTTTAGCAGAACCCTTCTGCTATGCCATAATAATAAGATGACTAATACTCAATGTGCAACCATCTAACCTAATTCTTTTGGTGTGTTTTGGCACACAAAAAACCCCCGAACTTGTCGGGGGTAATTTGATCAATAACTTTATGCCGTTAGTTGTGCAACTGCTTTCTTAACACAGATTTCTGAGCAATAACTTTCTTTGCTAACTTTGTTTCCTGTTATGACGGAGTAGTTAGAAAACCCGTTATAGTAATCTGCGGTGTTGCCACACATATCGCAAACGAATACCATTTTAATACCACCACTAATTACTACTCCAGTTTCAGCATCTAGCATTTTTATTGCCATTGTTATTTCCCTTCCATTTCTACTTGTAGTTTTTCTATTTGTTGCTTAAGCATTTCTATCTTTTCTTGAGTAGTTGGTTTTGGTGTGCCACCTAACTCGATCATCTTTGCTCGGTAGATTTCGTCATACTCTGCACGGTGGCGTTTAATTAGTTCTACTCGGGCGTAACTTTGAGCCTTTACACCTGCTTGAGAGTATTTTTTCTTAGGAGTTTGTTCCATATTACTTACCTCTCACTAGGTCAATTTCATGCTGAGTAAAACGATCTAAGTAGCATGATGGGCAGTAGTTAGTAGTTGTGCCTTTACGGGCTGGATATGACTTCACATTTTCTTCGGTGTCGCAACCAACACAAAGCATTACATTGAATTCTAAACCATTGCGCCATGCTGTATAGCAACGCTTAGCAAGGTCAAGAGATGGAAGGCAGTTCATTTGAAAGTCACTATAGTTAATGCTAGCCATGCGAACAATAAAACGCTTCTCATGGGTTTGAGTAATTTCTAGTTCTGACCAGTTATTCTCGTTGGTTTTTACTATTGTGTAATCGATCAATTTGTTCATTTTAGTTCCCTTTCTAACTAGTAGGCGCTTTGCCTATGCTCAAATAATAAGATGACTACAACTTCATCTCAACCATCTACAAGGTTTTTCTTTATAAAGTTTTTGTTATGTAGCACACAATTTTCTTTGCTTTCTGACGGCTGGAAGTGCTGAGTAGTTATATTTGACTTTATTCTTCTTAAACGCCTGACGGAGTTTGTCTGCCTCTGCCTTGCCCATGACCTGTTGAACAAGAAACAAAAGTATTCCAGCAAACTCTTTACCATGAGCAGGTGCTTGCCAAGGAGTTAAAGTGTGGGCTAACTCATGCAACAGCACCCACTCCTTCCTGCCCCAGTAAGCAAGGCGAATAGTTCTGCCTAGAGTGGTTGCACCTGTTCCCTTGACCACAATTACATAATGACTATTCCAGCGATTCTTAAACCATGCTCGCTTAAATATATTGTTATAGTATTTCTGGCAACCTTCTAAATTAGGTGCATGGGGTTTTCCATTGATCACATAGTTCGGTGATCGGTTATAACTTTCTATTGGTATTAAACTGTCGTATAACGGTTTAGCATACCTAGATGGTTCTTTTGTCCAAGCGGTTTCGTGTTGCGCCTTGTATAGGCGTGATCTTTGACTATCTCTGTCTCTCATAGTAGCCCTTTCTTCTACTCTCAAATTGCTTTGAGAACTCAATTATATCATCTTAGTAATTCTGCAATTTTTTATTTATATGAATTAACAGAAAAAATATGCAACACACCGAGAAATTAAAAATGATCAATGGTTTATTTTGTTGAATTAAGAACTTATACTTTTAATGTTGGCTCGCAATGATACCCGAGTAAGAGTGCCGTAGTCGGTACCGCCAACACCAAACGATTAGAAAGGGGTCGTGTGTTTAGTCTATTCATAATTGCCATGCTATGTGGTTTGGCAGGTGCCATGCTTGAGGCATGGTTATATGATCAAGAGCGTAAGGCTAATCAATAATGCTTACGCGTAGAGGTCGCAAGGTGCGTGGTTTTCTTATTGGCGCACTCATAGGTTTCACAATCTGGTTCATCAATGGTTTTTGGTGGGATTGTGATTTACGGGCTGGGGCGACAACGCCTTGCCGTGTCGTCTGGCAAACTCCATTTGTCAGTGCTAACTGATTAAATATAGATAACCTCAAATGAAAGAAGGCGCAAATGAGTAATGAACTCGCAGTAAAAAGTGACCAAGGGTTTTGGGATGATAAACAACTTGCGGCACTTAAGCAGATCGGTCTAGGTAATGCACCCAAAGGCGACCTAGCAATTTTCTTACACCATGCACAAAAGACAGGGCTAGATCCATTTGCTCGTCAGATTTACATGATACAGCGTGGTGGTCAATACACTATCCAAGCCAGCATTGATGGTTTGAGAATTGTGGCACAACGCTCAGGCAAGTATCGCGGTCAGACACCTGCCTACTGGTGCGGTATAGATGGTGACTGGACAGATGTATGGCTACAAGCAACGCCACCAGTTGCCGCATAAGTGGGTGTCTATGCTGATGGTTTTGCTGAGCCTTTGTGGGCTGTTGCAAAATGGGATAGTTACGCTCAACCATCATCTCCTATATGGAAAAAAATGCCTGACTTAATGCTTGCTAAATGTGCTGAGGCATTAGCACTTAGAAAAGCATTTCCGCAAGATTTGTCGGGTGTTTATTCAGATGAAGAAATGGCTCAGGCTGATCAAGCCCGACCAGTTAAAGCAATTGCAGAGGTTGAACAGCCTCAAGATTGGACACTAATACTTACTGAAATCTTTACTTGCGACACTATTGAAAAATTAAGAGAGTTGCATGGAAAGTATAAGTCATTACTCAAGATGGAAATTCCTGAGATGGATGGCGAGAAGTTCGGCAAGTTAGAAGATGTCTTTAATAGTCAGAAAAACTTAATCACTACACCAAAGGCAGTTGCTAATGGCTAGGGTTCCTGAGTTGGTTTCTGACTACATGCAATTACTAGCAAGTAAAGCATTTACAGCAAGCCAAACTGATGACCCCGATTTTGTGCTTTCTGTAATAAATAACTTTGAAAAAATGGCACCTGAGTTAAAAAATTTAGTGCTGTATAAAACTGAGTATGGCATCGAGATAGCAAGCAGGAGGGTTGATTGATGAACATAAAAGACAAGTGCCATTTCTGCGACAACGAGATTTACAAAATGAGTGAGGCTTTCCCATGGATAGATAGTTGGCAAAGTGAAAACTGCCAGTTTCATCCTGCCGCATTTGATGTGATCAAGTTGCAAGAAACAAATGTGAGAGCACCACATTTAAGTCCGTTAGATGTATCAGCAATAGTGCTTGCCATGTATAACTTAACTAATAAGCAAACAAGGCTACGCAGGATTGACGATAATGTAATTAGCATTTCTAAGAAGGCTCAAAGAACTTCTAGGAGAGCCGCAAAAAATATGCTCCCCCACACGGGAACCATGCGCCGAAGAATCTACGACTACATCGTCGCTACGGGTGGGGCTACTGACTTCCAGTTAGAAGATTACTTAAAAGGTTCTCACCAAACTGTAAGTGCTGGTCGTAGGTCGCTGGTTGTTGATGGCTATTTAATTGATAGTGGAAAAACTATTAAGAATAGAATTGGCAACGATTGTATTGTGTGGGTAGAAGCCAAGATGAAGCAAGGAGTTTTACTTGGCTAACAAAGAATACTCATGGCGTGACGGGTGGGCATTAACATACCCCCACCCGTTACCTGAACCGCCTAAGCCTCAATACCGAGAAGTTATTTTTCGGTGTAAATGCACAGGCAACTATGTAGCAGAAAACCGAGAGTGTCCTCTCTGCGGTCAAACTATGGAAGGAAAGTAAATGATCACACCTGAACAAGTTGAAAACAGACTTCTAGAATTATCAAAAGAAGTTGATGAAGCACACAAAGATTTAAGTGAGGCTGAATTAAATTACCACAAAGCAAAGATTGCCTTTGAGATGAACATGGCAAAAATGCGCTTGTCTATTGGTCAAAGCAACCACAAGTTGCGAGTGGCTCAAATTGATGACGAAGCACTATGGCGTAATGCTGAACATTGGGAAGCAATCCAGTTGGCTGAAGCAATGGTTAAGGCTTCTCGTTCAAATGCAAACCGAGTTAGAACTCAAGTAGATATTGCAAGGTCGGTTGGAACATCTGTGAGAGCGAGTATGGAACTATGAAAAACAGAATAGTTGTACCAATAGTAGTTATTAATTTACTTTTTGCATTAATTACAGTTAGTAATGCTAAAGCCGATGTCTATGTAAAAGTAGATGCCAATGGTAATGCTATTGACGGAGCAATAGTATGTGATGCTGGAACTTGCGGTGCAGGTTCTGAATACTCACGCCTGACTTTACAAGCAGGTGAGCAATATGTTTTACAGGCTAAAGGTCATGCAGGTATTGGTAATAATAATCCTAACACACAAGTTAAAGTAGATATTGGTACAAATGATTGGACAGTAACTAGACAGGTAGAAGTCAAACCTGTTGAACCTTTGGTTATCAATGATCAAAAAATTATTTCTTATACTGTTGAAGTAAAAGAAACATTTAACCCAATAACTAATCCACCACTTTGGCAACCACCTCAGCCAAGTGATCACACGCCCGTAATAATTTCTACACCTGAGCCAACTCCGACATTACCGCTAGTAGAAACTGCTACTGCAACAGCAACAACTTTAAGTGCTGGAAGTGTTTTATTAGTTGATACTTTAACAGCATTAAAGATTGCACCGACAACTGACTACATAACTATAACTAAAGATAAAAATGGCAAGTTAGTTATAACTAAGAAAAAATTTACAGCCAAAGTTAGAAAGGCTGTAAAGAAATGAGAGTTAAACACATACTGGAAGCATTACATGGGTTAGATGATAACGATCAAGTTATGATGACTTTCTTTTTGAAAGAGCATGCTGATGAGATGGTAGAAGAAACTAATGATCAGCCTTTAACTGATGATGAGTGGTTAAAAGCAGTTGATCAATACACTAGCAATGATTATGTTGATCAAACTGCTT